GAATTACTAACAATGATTGCATCAGTATTGATTGGCAATTTGTCTAGGGTTGTTGTCATTTATACTTGTTCAGGTTCCCAATGCATAACTTTACCGCCTTTTTGTAATGGTTTATAACCTTGCTTGCGATAAAACTTAATTAAATTACCCTGTTTGACTTGACCTTTGTCCCATGGATAAAGTGTTAATGCAATACCATCTTCACGTGCTAAGTCTTGTAGTATCTTCATAGCCTTAGTGCCGGCGCCTTTGCGCAGTGGATAAGCCTGAATCCATTTGATTTCAACTGCATCACGTTTACTAAAACTAGGTGTCAATTCAAACATAGCAAACTGCTGATCATCACCCTCACCACCTAACGGCATTACGTGGTTGTTTTGAAACTGTTGCGGGAATTTATCGTATACTTTTTTTATCCAGGTTTTAGCCTTGTCACTACTAGGTGACAATTTAAGGACTTCGGTTACGAACTCACTTGCTCTCATTATGTGTACACCAAACTGTCTATTCTTTTGTAACGGATGTTAAATGCGTTCATCAATAATTCTACTTCACGCAAACATTGATCTCTTGCCCCGCCAACTATATACGCACCAGTAAAACGTTTTAATTGTGCTACACTGGTCCAATTAACTGTCAACGGTTCATCGTTCATTTCTTGCATAACACCCATGATCAAACTTTGTTGTGGTGTGCGTCTGTTAGATGCAGGAAATTTTAATTCTCTACTGTCACTTTTCTTTTGTTGATACAGTTCACGTATAGTGGCAATAATAGTTGCAGGCTCTATTCCGTAATCCATCCAGCTTCTTAAATAGCCGTAACCTTTGTCCACTATTTCAAAACGATTCCAGTTTATGGGGCCGGTATAATTGGGATTATTATCATATTCATCATCATCAAATCCCACTGTTTCTTCCCAATAAGTTTGTATATCATTGATAGTATCACCAGAGAGCCCTTGATCTTCTGCATTAACAAACATCAGTACCGGGCCAGTTTGTTGATTTACAAAGTTAATAATTTCTGTGAATACAGAGTTTTCATCCCCGTCCATCATACCTGAATATTCAGGTTGTACATCCACTACTATAACAGGGTGTGCACGGCCTTCAATTATAAATTCATTTGCTCTCATAAGTTATACATACCTTGCTAATGCATCTTCACCTAAATCTGTAATACGATTAGGTGGAATTGTAGTTGTTGAGAAATACCATCCAAACTCATATCCTAGTGGCAGATTTCTAATGTCAATTTGCAACAATGTCAATGGATCATCACTTCCTTCTGACTTAGCGTACATCCAGTTACCAACTGTGTTTAACTCTTTACGCAACTCGTCCTTGTCACCAGTGTCCACAACTATAAACGCTTTACCATCATAAGGGTCTAGTCCACCGTATAGAATTTCTTTTGCATTTTCAGTACCAGTAATATGATACCCAGTTGTAAACTTATGTTTTGTAACATTAGTTATTTCTTCTACAATGAACTCACTGGCACGCATCTTAGTGCTTCAATAATAGTGTACTTAATACTCCTGGGTCTTTAGCACTGATATCACCTTCGCCAGGAGCAACAATAACGTTATATTGCATACCAGCAACCTTAGGCTTACTTGTGTATTCATCGTAACTTAATATTGAACTTGGGCTGATGCCATACTCTTTACCTAAACGTTGTTTCAATTCTTTTAGTTTATCAGGTTGAATTTGCCACTGACCTTCGCTACCTTTTTTCAAATTACCCTTGTCATCTTTAACTAACAAGTCTTGGAATAATCTATCAGGAACAATACGACTATTCTTAGTTTTATCTAAGTTAGGATCGTTTGCTTTAACTTGTTTTTCTTGAGTTGAATGAGCGCCTTCACTCCAGTTGATGATGAAGTTCTTTGGTTTACTTGCTAATGCCGCGCCAGCAATCTTAGTATAAGCATAGAAGTCTACATCAGGATGTGCTTTAGCCAATTTAAATGCTAAGTCCATATATTCTGGGCTGAAGAAGTCACCAGCATCATGCCAACGAATACTTACTTTATAACCACCCTTCTTACCTAATGCTTCTTCTTTGCTAATCTCACTACTTAATTGTTCAAAGAAACCACTAGGATCATTCAATAGATATGTCAAGATACGACCATCACTTTGCCATGCACCCTTGAACTGAATCTTACCACCCTTCATAGCAAAGCAGTCAATCTTACATGAACCAGCACCTGGACATGTGTTTACAATAATTAGTTTGTCTGAAGATTCGTCAACTGCAATACCTGTCAATGCCGCAAAGCCAACGTTAAAGAACTGTTCTAGTTCTCCATTACTGTGTTTCATCTTTTCATTTTGTTTTAGTAATGCTTTTGGACGTTGCTTTAATGTGTTCTTAACTGCGTCTTCACTATATGTCTTACCATCTGGACTCAAGTATGTGATAACACTTGAACGGTGAATATAAGGCATCTTGTATCTGTCTGTTTTTGTTTTACCAGACACATACTTTTCGAATCCTTTTTTGTCTACTTTAACTTTACCTGTCTTTTTATCAATGTCAGGGGTACCAGCAATACGTTTCATATAGTCTTGGAACTCTTGACCACCGAACTCACGCTGTGGTGCAGATAGTTTAGTTGCCTCATCTAATCCTGCTAAACGTTTAATTTCGTTAAGAGCATCTTCATCTACTTCTTTTTCGCCTGGCATATCACCTGCATCAGAAACAAACTCTTCGGGTGACATGATTTCAACATTGCCCATTGCACCGGGCATATCACCTGCATGTTCTTCTTCCTCACCCATCATATATGAGCCAGCACTTGATGCATCGCTATCTGCACCCATTTTCATCTTTTCACTGATAGCACCACGGAACTTTCTTTCAGGTTTACCGTATGGGGTTACTACAGGAGTCTTTTCTGCTGTAAAAGGACCTGAACTAGGACCAGACTCAATTCCGGTGTAGTCTTCATTTAACTGCTTGATTTTGTTCAATAAATTTCTGATTTCCATAAAAGTTTCCGTTTCAGTTGACTTATAATTAAATAAGTGTTATAGTATATCTATTATTTATCATTATGGACTTTATTGTGACAAATCAATCTATCAAACGTATTGGCTTTGCTTGTAAGTGGGCTGAGGTCAATAAAAAGGGTGAGATCGCTAGCGTTGAGGGACTCAACACAGGCGGTACCACTATGGCATGGGCAAAACGTAACAAGCGTGATTTGGTAGAACAAAAAATCATTGATGTTGCAAAAAGTAACATTATGAACACTCACAATCTAATCAAACGTGTTGCCAGTCTTGAACCCGAACTGCGTATGGTTCGTCTTACCAGTGATATGTTTAGTTTTTACACACATGAAGACTATCGTGACTTTTGGAAGTCACAGTACATTCAAAATCTACTTGAACACTGGATGGCACCACTAGGTGAAACTGCACGTGCTAATGATGTACGTTTGTCATTCCATCCTGACCAATTCGTTGTTTTGGCTAGCGACCGTGAAGAGGTGGTAAATAAGAGTATAGAGGAGTTTGAATATCATGTCGATATGGCCCGCTGGATGGGGTACGGAAAGCAATTTCAGGACATCAAAATCAATGTACACATATCGGGTCGAGCCGGTCCCCAAGGTATTCGAAACGCCCTCAAACGACTCTCGCCCGAAGCAAGAAACACCATCACAATCGAAAACGAAGAAATCAGTTGGGGACTTGAAAGCACCCTAGAACTCGCTGATGATTTGGCGCTTGTGTTGGACATACACCATCACTGGGTTAAAACTGGTGAATACATAGAAAGCAATGATGACCGTATTAAAAAAATTATTGATAGTTGGCGTGGTTTGCGCCCTACTATACACTACTCCGTTAGTCGTGAGGACGTACTTGTTGGCCATTCCCGACATGAACGCCCCGCTCTTACACCCTTGATGGAAAGTGGACACAACAAACAAAAACTACGTGCCCATAGTGAATACTATTGGAACGATGCAGTTAATCGTTGGGCATTGACACATGGCGAATGGGCTGATATCATGTGCGAGAGCAAGGCTAAGAATCTTGCAAGTTTTGCATTGAATGAAATGAGGAAAGCAAATGTTTGATAAAATTAAGAAATGGTTTAAGGACGAGCCGGCACCAGCGCCGGCTCCTGAAGTTAAAGAAAAGAAACCCAAGGCTCCTAAGGTTGAACTAACCGCAAAGGAAAAGGCAACTCAAGCAGGAGAACCTTATGTTGCTATTCTTAGTGTTGACGTTGATCCTGACAACGTAGGCAATGGTAGTTTTGATTTAGATTGGAATGACAAGTTTGTTCTTAATCTAATCAAGCAAGGTTACAAGATTAAGAATAATGACACAGATGCAGAGATTGTGGATCGCTGGTTCCAAACTGTATGTCGCAATGTTGCACTAGAAATCTATGAACAAGATCAAGCTGATCCAAGCAACCGTGACCCAAATGACATGCGTGTGATTAGAAGTAGGGATATTGGAAACGGTCGTTCCGAAGTAAGTTAATGGCTGATGCACAATATCCTAATACCGAAGTTTATCTGATAACCTGGTTGGGAGGTGCCGGCGGAGCCTTTTTGACTTCATTGTTTACAAAGTTTATACATGGTGTCCCTTCGTTTGAAGAATTAAAATTATCAAATTACGGTAACGCACATGATAACCTAACTAAAATTAATTGGGACATGCGTTATCCTAATGACATATATGCATTAAACCATAATCATTCATATAAACATATAATACCAAAAGACCCGGCAGTTCCATTAATTTTTTATGAACACTGGTGTCCTTCACATGATGAATTATTTTACATTTATCCTAAGGCTAAACATGTAATAATAACATTGGAACATGAAGATCACTTTTTGGTGCATGTTAATTTATTTTTTAAATTCACATTACAATATGCCAGAGATGGTTGGGATAATATTAAAGCAAGTAATCCTAAAATTCCAGAATTAGAATTATTAGATAAACCAGAAGACATTACACCCGAACTATTAGAAAAGTTGTATTATTGGCCTACGTGGAAGCCTGCTTATCCTTTTTATAATAACGCAGATATTCCTGTTTCATCAAAAGATGCTCAATTAGTACGCATTTCCTATTTTGATATGTTATCAAACAAAGATAAAGTTTTATCAATTATTAGTAACTGTACGGAGAGACCAATCCCACAAGATGCAAGTATTATATACGACAAGTATATTGAAAAACAAAAAGATTTAGTTAAAACTCGCATGCCATTATGGGTGTATAATCGTTATTTTAACATTTAGGAAAAATCAATGGTAGAAATTAGTACAGATAATATTCCAATTTACTTACCATATAATTCAGTATTGGTTAATGCCATGAAATTTACTAGCACAGAAGATATTGCTAGTTGTGCTGAACTAATACTTAGTAAGAGTTCACAACAATTTATTTGTTTTAATATTGTTAGCGAAGGCATTCCTTATAATCAAATAAACACGGCTCAAAAAATAATCAAATATCTTATTGAAAGGTATAACTATCAACCTAATAATTTTAGATTAATATTAGGTGCAAGTCCCTGTCAGGAAAATATTAATTATTATCTCAGCCATTGTGATAGATTTAATTGGGTAAAGATTCCAGTTTATTTTGTAAACAACTTTGAAACTGGTCAGCAAAGAAATATATCAGCCTATGATTTAATTGATACTACCCCTAGACTAAAATTAAAGAAGTTTGTATGTTATAACAGAAATGTTAAACCTCATAGATTGTATATAACAACAGAAATTATTAACAGGGGCCTATTGGATAAAGGATTTGTTTCTAATTTCTTTACGTTTCCCGATGATGAGTTTATGTTTTATTGTCTACATGAAGACTTTCCAAATAAATTTCAAAATATTATAGATACATTTAATAACAACAAAGAAATGTTTCCACTTAGTTTGGGAATAACTGGTAAACGTGATATTGACGGTTCAGATAGATTACATAAATTAGTACCTGATGATTTTGATCATTTTAATGAAACATATTTTGCTATTGTAGCAGAATCAAAATTCTCACACGATGATTATACTAATCCAAATACATTTAATCAATTAAGTTTAGATGCATTTTTCTTTACAGAAAAATTATATAAATTTATTGCAGGTAAAAAACCTTTTATATTGGCTGGGTTTACGGGCAGTTTAAAAAACTTAAGAAGTTTTGGATATAAGACCTTTCACCCATATATAGATGAAACCTATGATACCATTGATAATGATGAAGATCGGGTAGAGGCTATATGTAACGAAATTGAAAGGTTATGTAAGTTATCTGACACAGAAATACTAGAATGGCAACGCAATGTGGAGCCTATCATCCTACATAATTATCAACATTTTTGTAATACAGGCCAGCAAATACTATACTATTTGCCCAAAAGTTAAAAAAAAGTTGACAATAAATGTGTTTGGGTCTATAATAGACACTATGAACATTTCATTCAACACATTTAAATTATCATGCGAAGAGCGTGGGTACACCGAACGAATCTTTGAGGATCGCGGTGTACTAGTATTATATTCGCACAACGGCGTAAAGTGTGAGATTAAAAAGAATCATTACACTATTGGTTGGCTAGCAAAACCAGAAGATGTTGCCTCAATGCGCCAACGTTTCATTGAAGCTGGTTATAATGAAAAGATCGGCAAGCGCAGTCAAAATCGCAAAGATAGTAAAGACTTTATTAATGTGCATTTTGATGGTGAGGTTCTTGAAACATTTTGGGAACTTATTGGCATCATTGAATCCATTGAAACCATTGTACGTAAGGTTCGTGGTCAAGCAATTAAGCCAATTGCACGTGAAGTAAGCGAACGTAATATCTTTGAAAAGATTGCCAAACGTTTCAAATACTTTATCGATAATGAAGATGGATTTGGTTTAGAGAATACCCGTGCATTACTTGAAGGTGATAGTATTGACCATTTAATTACTATCGGTGAAAGTGTTAATCGCACAAAAGAAAATACATACCGTGAACATATTGTCCCTTGTATATTGATTTATAATCAAGCAGTAACTATGACTATGGAAAAACGTAGCGTTACTGAAATTGCACAAATGATTAAAAATAATCTTGCAATAGTTTTGATTACAAACGAGGAAGCCGAGTTATTAGACAATGAATTAGACATGCAAACGAGTATGCCCGAAGATTGGAAATTCGGAGACGATGTTTTTGCTAGACTTGCTCTTGCCCAAATTAAACTTAAATGACTTGACTTATATGCAGTTTTAACGTATAATAGTAGCATAAATACACTACGGAGTTCTCTTGAAATACGCACTTATAGACACAGCAAACACATTCTTCCGTGCCCGTCACGTTGCAAGTCGCAATGCTGACACGTGGGAAAAGATTGGTATGGCATTGCACTTGACACTTAGTAGTGTTAATCAAGCAGTAAAGCGTTTTGGTATCGATCACGTAGTGTTCTGTCTTGAGGGCCGTAGTTGGCGTAAGGAATACTACAAGCCTTACAAGGCTAATCGTAAACTTGACGAAACAGCAATGACTGATGCTGAGATCGAGGAAAACAAAATGTTTTGGGAAACGTATGAAATGTTTACTACGTTTCTTAAAGAGAAAACCAACGTAAGCGTACTACGTAACCCTAACGCTGAGGCAGATGACATTATCGCACGTTTTATTGCACTACACCCAAATGACACGCATTATATTATTAGTAGCGATACTGACTATGTTCAACTCATTAGCGAAAACGTCCATCAGTACAACGGAGTATCAGGACAACTTATCAAACTCGACGGATACTTTGATGAAAAGAATCGATTAATTGTTGATAAGAAAACTAAGGAAACTAAAACACTTGGTGATCCTCAATTTCTGCTATTCGAAAAGTGTATGCGTGGTGACGCAACCGACAATGTATTCAGTGCATACCCCGGTGTGCGCACTAAGGGTAGCAAGAACAAGGTAGGATTGATTGAGGCTTATGCTGATAGAACAAAGCAAGGCTTTAATTGGAACAATATGATGTTGCAACGCTGGGTAGATCACGATGGTATTGAACATCGTGTACGTGATGACTATGAACGCAATCGTGTATTGATTGATTTGACTGCACAGCCCGATGAAATTAAGACTGCGGTTGACAATTCAATTCGTGAAGGTGTTCGTACAACAGCAACACAAAGCGTTGGATTGCACTTTATGAAATTTTGTGCAAAGTATGAATTGCAAAAAATCAGTGACCAAAGTGATTCATACAGCAAATGGTTAAATAGCCCTTATAAGAGTGCTTGATGAATAATTGTTTTTTAGCAATTGACAATGTATATGATGATCCTTATGCGGTAAGGCAACATGCACTTACCTGCGAATATCTACCAGACAATACATCAAAGTCACACCCTAACGGAAAAGGTCCGTTTCCGGGTAAGATGAGTAAGGATTTTTATTACAAGTCTAGTATTGATATCAAAGTCAGTAAATTGCTAGGAAAGAATGCTATTCAATTACGCAATTTAGATAGTGGTAAATTTAGAATTAGCAAGTTGAATGATATTTCAGACAATGTTGTACATGTGGATTCGGTTACCTCTGATGTTTATGCAGGTGTGATCTACTTGAATATTCCTGCGCAATGTGATAACATACAAGGTACTATTCTATACAAACACAAGGCTGGATATAGAAGTCCCAACAAAGAACAGTTAGCAGAAATTATAGTATCAAAACAAGATAAAGATTTATCATATTGGACTCCTGAATTGGTATCATACATTACATGGAATAGATTGGTATTATATCCTGCAAATTATTTTCATGGTATTGGT